CGCCACTGTCTTACTTTCATTGCAAACTGTACACCTTTCCATCCTTCTTTGATGTCAACCCATACTAGTTTGCATGTTCCTGTCCCTGCTGGGGCATGAATTATAATTGCTTTATCTTTGTTGATGTCGCCCCATGTGCCACGGCTTGCCGTGTCCACCATATACGGCATGCCGTTGGCATAGATAGCCAACTGCATTGATATATTATTTGGATGGTCGATGCGACCTGTCTTAAGGTCAGCAATGAATCGCTCACCCTTGTACTCAACAACTCTATCTGGTGTGCCAGCAATCTTAAACTTATCAAGAACTGTGAACTGTTCAATGAATAGGTTAGTTAATATACTGGTTGCCTGTTCGTAGGCTTTGATGTCTGGCATCCATTGTTCTGGTACTGGACCTAAGTCTAATCCTAAATCTAACTTTTCTGTTAGTGCGTGTATGGCTGTGCCTATTGTTGCTGCCTTACTTGCACCTGCTGCATCCATTGCTTCTTCGATGTATGCATTAACTAACTTGTTATCTTCTGCTGCTACACCTATTGCTAGTAGCAAGTCTGGTCTGCTTGTTAAACCTATTGCAGCCATCCTCATCTTCCATGCTGTCAATGCTGACGCATCATCAAGACTGTTGGCTATTGTAGTGGCGCGGGTGTATGCAACTGGAGCGCCACCCTTTGGCGGTACAACCATTGGTCTACCGTATCTATCTCTTACTATTTCTGTTGGCATTTGTCTCCTTGTTTAGTGTCCCGTGTTTCGCAGATGGCGGGACCACCCATCCCCAAGTCTAACACATAGTAGAAATGAACAAACTCCTATGTGTTAGATAGCGCTGCTGATGTTGGTTACTCGCGCTCGATGTCTTGCACTCGTACATCTGGGTCGTGCAACTCTAAGTCGTAGCCGCTGACTTCGATGTTGTCCGTAATGATATCTTCAACTTCCTCAGGGGAGGTAGCCTTGATACCAGTAACAGTAACTGTAATCTCTACAGTTGCTGACCAGGTTGTAGTGAGTACATCTGAACCGATTGCTTCAAGCAATTCGTTAACGTCGTCACGATTAACTGTTGCTTCATCTGAACCATCATCAAATGCTTCTGAAAAGAAATCATACACCTTGCTACGGGTGGAGATAACCTTTCTGTATGCTTCTTGTGCTTCAAGTTGGACTGATTCAAGTCGCAACTTTAATGTAGCCTCACTCTTGATTAGTTCTTTGAGTGATTCTTCTGTGAAGTTGTAGGTTACTGCGTCTACTGTGATTGGATTTAGGTACACGATTCTCCTTAGATTGATAGTAGTTCTAGTGCTCGAAGTTTGATGCCATCATTGCGCCCTGCTAGGGTAGCAATACTAGCATCTTTCTGAGAGTAATGGTCAGCGTATTCTACAACTGCTTGCCACAAACCAAACTCTGTGTTGCGAATGTTCTCTTGCGTTGGGCTATCTGAGTAGATAGCAAACGCTTTCTGCCGTGCATTGAGAGCACGGGACTTAGCGTTCTTTTCACCCTTGGATAGTAGGTGTAGCGGTGCGTTTTCTATCTTGGTTGGCAATGCCCATACCTTTTTGAAGTAGGCTGTTGCTCTGTTGATGTCTGACTCACGTTGCATGAGATGGTTAGCCAGGTCGCTATACATATCAATGCTTGAGTAGGTTAGGTCAAGAAGGTTTCGCATATCAGATACTGATAGCACTGCGTTTTGTGTATGACGCAGCGTATATGTATGTGCTTGGCTCTTGCTTCTAAAGATACGATTGATTTGATTAGCACAAAACAATCTTTCAATGATAGGGCGTAGTACTACTGATGATGAACCATCATGACTGGTCTTGGCTAGCAAGAAGGCAGCATGCGGGTCGCCCTTGATTTCCATTTCTTTTGGTAATGACATGAGCATCCATACTTTTGCCCCGTCATCGTACTCACCTGCTGCTGCATAGCGAGCCTCTCCTGAATCAATTAATCCATCTAGTGAGCCAAAGACTTCAGAGTTCTGAAAGACTTTGTACTTACTACCCACTACACCAATGACTGACTCTTTTCCTTGATGTGTTTTTACAACTGCTTGTTTCTTTGGTACATGCAAGAAGTCAGAGGTGTGCATCTCAGATAATCCAACAGTCCAGTTAAGTCCTGCTTGCTGTGCTACCTGTGCTGCGCTGGTTGCTTCAACCGCTACGCCTGCTTTAATCCAGGCTGAACGGTTTTTCTTTTCTACTACATCTGCTGTAGTCATATGTCCCTTTCTTTACCATGAAGCCTGATACTCGAAGGCCCATCCTTCAGGTACATCTTCAATGAGTTTACTTACTATTTTCACAGTGTTTTCAATACCATGAAAATACCATTCGTCATACTCTGTGCTGCCAAAGAAAAAGCCAGAGCCTGTTGGCAGTAGTGTATCTGCTTTACTGTGGTCTGCCAATACTTCTTCGCATATAATTTTTAGGTCAACTAAAGAACTACGAGGCACATAGATTGGCTGACAGTTATCTTCTCCATCTGCTAGTTCTTGAATGAACCAGTTGTGAATAGCATTAACCTTGCGCCAGTATCCAACTTGGATGGACACTGATGCAAAGGCTAAATCATCTGGGTTATACATCCAATTAGTAGCCCCCACAAGAGAGGCAAGGATTGTATAATCAGCATTAAGTTTTTTATTGTGTGTCTCTGGTTCCCACTCAATAGATGCAATGCTCTTGCGAGCATACAAATACATATCCAATCCCATGATTAGATACCCATTCCTTCTTTAACCTTTGGGTGTAGTTCGTATGTCATAGCAACGAACGCAGCCGAAGGCCAGCCTGAAGTAAAGACTCTGTTAAGTAGGTTTGCTAGTGAGTAACTTGGATTACTTTGTAATGCTCTAGCAAGTACAACCTTAGCCTCATCAGTATTTTCTATTGAGTAGATGTTGCTAGCAAGGATGCTTGCAACTGGTGCAATGAACTCATCTGGTACTGAGTTAATAAAGCATGTAAGATAATTGATAACTGATTCCATTGGACGTTCTGATGGTAGACCTAACATAAAGTCACGCAACTGAATGTCTTTCTGTAGTGCTGCTGCCATCTCTGCAATGTGTTGTTCATCTGGTTCTAAACCTGAATCAACCTGTGAGTAGATGCTATTAGTTAGGCGTACACGCTGCTCTAATAGTTGTTCTTCTGTGCCGTTCTCATCAAGCAGTTCTGAATAGAACTCTTGAACTTGCTCTAGTGTTATTGTCATTTACTTTCCTTTTCTTTTGTATAGCGCTGGAAGGATTCCAACACATCTAGTTGTTGCTCTTGGGTGAGCATTGCCCATAGGTAGCCAAGTAAATAAAATGGACCGAACTCATCATCATAAAGTTTTCTGGCTAATTCTTTTACCTCTGTTAGTTCTGCTATTCCTACTGTCATTTGTTTCTCCTTAGTACCAGCCATGTTCTCTCCAATGTGTCCAAGCGACTGATGGTTTTTCGTAACGGTGCACTATGTAGCCCAGCCCCCGCTCAATCTGAAGCGGGGCTGGGGTATCGGGGTCAAGTTTTAATAGTTGTGGTACACCAAAGGCAGAACTAGTAGGGTTCTGCGCTTTGTGATTCCAACCTGATTCCTTACCCCATAGTTTCATTAGAGCACGATGCTCAGACAAGTTCCATTCGGGGTATGCCATCTTCATAAACTGTTTGGCATATAGTTTCAAAGCACGGGGAGTCCAATGGAACTCGCTCATTTCCGTAGGCTTGGCTTCTGTGTGTGGTTGTGCTTGTGCTACTGGCGTGTGCCCTGGCAGCATTGACCAGAACACTAGATACCATGCTGTAAGCAAGGCGAATAGTTTTTTCATCTAACAACCCATCTGTAGAGGATATAGAAAACTGTAATGATGAAGACCCAGGACTGTAATGGTGTGAGAGGGAGGATTGATATGTCATTCATCATCATCTTCTGTGTTGCAAACATCGCATAGTGTGCCGCATTGGCTGCATCTTGCATCATCATTCATCTCCCCACATCCTGTCTGGTTCTTGGTAACCATCATCCTCGTCTTCTATATCTTTGTCTAGTGCTATGTCATCTTCAAGCGGTGGTTCGTAGCCCATCTTTTTTTCCTTTCATTACATGCATTTGGTCTCCATACATACTGTGTCTGATAACTGAATAAATTGATATTCCGTATACCTCACACAATTTCAACAGTCTTTTAACTGTTATACTTCTATGGTTGCGTTCATAACTACCTAATGCTGCGACAGTAAACTCGCCATTGCTCACGCGTTCTACATCTGCAAGCGTGTACCCTGCAACTAACCTTACTATCTTGAGTGTTGTCATTACATCTAAGTGTTCAGGGTTTAAGTCACTCATCGCAGTCCCCGCACTCCATGCATAAACCGCAATCATCACAGAACTTTTCTGTGTACTGGTCACATGCATCGCACTGAGGTAGTATGTATGGGCCTGTCATTGTTCTTTAACCAATAGTCTTTCATCTACTGGAACTTTTGTATACCCTTTAACTGTATTAACCCCACGATTAATACAATATGCTCTGTATAGTTCTTGGTATTCTTCATGGTACTTAAATGTTAGGAACTTCTTGGCGTATTCTGTTGCTGCATTCTTAATGCTTCTTACTTCTTGTTCTGTCATTTATTCTTCCTCCACATAGATTCGCCCAGTCGCCATCATCTCTTCGAGGATAGCGTTGGCTTTCTTGATTGATGTTATTGCTGTATCAATGGACTCATTCAAGTCCGCTATTTCATTTACTGTGTATGACATAGTTTGTTTCTCCTAACTTTGCCCACGCACATGGGCTGCAGTAGTTTCGTGGGCTGGTTCTATTTACATCTACTAAAATATCCATGCCACATTGGTGGCAGTTATGAATTGCATACTTCACTTGGTTTTCCATAGGTCTTCCTTCGCTACGTCTGGGTCATAGTAGAAGTTATTGTTAGGCATATAATAATCTACGCTGCGGGCTTTCTTTGCTATCCTTAGTGCACGGCGCAGTTCTATATTCTCTTTAGTAAGTAGCATGTTCTGTCTAATTGCTAGTGTAATAACTACAATACTTGTAGTCAACGCTATCAGTAATGCAAGCATAGTCATGGAATCTAATAACATTTTGTTACCTTTCTAATTATATAATGGACTTGTAGTTATCCGTGTTAACTACCTGGGGCCGAGGAAAAAAGGGGAGAGGTGAGTGAGAGCCTAAGCCCCCACCCACCCCTCTTTGTTTATGCTTGCGATACTGAGGTAAGGACTACCTGCTTGAGACCAGGCTTTCTGTCCTTGTTGTCAATGTTGGGACGACGGTCCCATCGTGTATTGCCAATCCCTTCAGCGTTGATGAACGCTGTCTGGTCTTCAAGCCAGTTGAGTGCTCGAAGTTGTGCGATTACATTCTCATCGAAGATAACCACTCGTGTGGAGTCAGAGCAAATCATGCGCCCTGTTGGTAGTTGTTCGTAGTCGTTGATGGATGCTGTGTAGAATCCATTGCGGTCAACAACATTCTTGATAACGCTGTTCTTGAATGTGACTGTGTTCATGTTATTTCCTTTTCTGTTGGTAGTGTTGTTGTGCAGACCTGCTCCTGCACTTGTTCAGAGCAGGTCTGCTTGGTTTGTTAGTTACAACTTGGACATACAGCGTGCTTGTTGCATACCATGTGGCAGTCTTGGCACACGGTTTCATGTGAACCTAAGTCCACAACCAGTTCAAAGAACCTATCGGATAGGTTGGTGATAGGTTCTAGGAACTCGTCACGGGTATCTTCCCAGGTTTGGGTAGCGTATACGAAGTACGGTTCTACGCGTGTAGTAGGGCTAACCCAATCATGTCCTGATGGCTCAGTTATACTGTGCCATTGTGCAGGGTAGATGAGGTTTGCCTCATCTACTATCTCATGGGCGATGTTAGTCGCCCGTGAGTCGCGTAGGTCTTGACAGTCTACGCATAGTTCCATCTGAATCATGCACTGGTAGCATGGGTTGGAGACAGTCAGTTCATCAGACATGGGATTAATTTCCTTTCAGTACTTGTTCTAGCATTATGTCGAAACATCCTGGAGAGCACTTGCTCACAATTCCACAGTTGGGACAGTTGTATGTGTATGTCTTTTTTTTCATTTCATTTCCTTTCTCCATCGTCTCCACCCGTTGTGGAAACGCCGCAAGAAATACTCCTAAGTCACTCAGACAGCGCGATAGCGCTGGATGCGGGGCGAGGCTGAGGTACGAAGACTCGGCAGATGCGTTGGGTGTAGGCGAAGGCGACTAGATTCTGAAAGAATCGCCGAGCCGTAACCCACGCTGAGAGAAATCGTGACCGCTTTGCTCTGCTGAATAGGCAGAGCAGGGAACGATTTGACGACGGAGTATGATGGAGGCAACGCAGGAGCATGAGCCCGAGCATGGCGTAGCATGGCGCACGAGCGACGAGCGCAGCGGAAGGAGCGAGGTAGACAGGCTCGACATGGTGGCGAAAGCCGAGTCCCATTGGGACGAGCAAAGCCCTAATGGTGGCGCGACATTGTGACGAGTGCCGTAAGTGCCGAGGAACAAAGAGCGACAACAGAGGCGCGTGGTAACGCGTCGGGGCGATAGCGGTGCGACGCTTAAAGCGCCGAAGCAACAGGCGTGGCATAGACACGCCAGGTGCTTGGACAGACGCGGTGCGGTCGTCGGGTGTGAGGGTTTGCCAGCCATCGCCAGGGTTGTATGGATTTCAGTTTAATAAAACAGGGGCGAGGTAGTGTTGTCTATCGAGCCGCAGACTAGTCTCTGTCTACACTCAGCCTGTACAGTACAGGTCAACCTGTATCTGTCTGTCTGTACTCTGGTTCTGACCCTAGAGTGATTAAACTACGGCTGTAAGATATACTGTATCTCCCATAAAGATTTTCCCGTACAGTCCCCTATGCCCTGTTTAGGCTGTTATTTAACTGTTTTAATTAAGTAAAAAGATTTTTGCCTTTGCACCGTTCGGAATGGCTGTTTGAACGGATTAATACTATATAGAGACTATTTCTTTTACTACCCGTTACTAACTGGTCTGTACTATATGCAGATGGGACAGTTACGTGACTTTTCAGAAGACTAATAACCCTCGTACCGCTATGGCGGCAGAGGCTAAAGCCAAAGTTTTGGCGCTAGTTTCTGAGGGTATGTCTGTGCATAGGGCTATGGAACAAAATGGCAAAAAGCCAGACACTGTTCGTATCTGGTGTTTAAGAGACCCAGCCTTTGCTACCGCCCTTGTCGAGGCAAAGGAAAACGCTAAAGAGCGTTCATTAAAAGCCATGGGCGTAGCCCGTGAAGATATTACCTTTCCTCAGTTTTCTGAGATGTTTTTGGACCAGCGGGTTTTTCCACATCATATGGATTGGATTGACCTATTAGAGGGACGCGAGCCTTCGTGGCTGCACCCCAATATGATTTACGAGCCAGGCAATCGGAACCGCCTTCTTTTAAACGTTCCCCCTGAACACGCCAAATCAACCGTCATTACGGTTAACTACGCAACTTATCGCATCGCTCTCAATCCGAACGTCCGCATTATTGTGGTCTCGAAGACCCTTGTTAAGGCACGCGAGTTCGTGTACGCAATCAAGCAGAGATTATCCCACCCGCGCTGGCTAAAGTTACAAACAACTTTTGGACCAGAAGGGGGCTGGAAAGAGGACTCAGATACTTGGCGAGTTGACACGGTCTACCTTGGGAGTGATGCGAGAAACTCAAGTGAAAAAGACCCAACGATTCAGGCACTGGGTATGGGTGGTCAGATTTACGGCGCACGTGCCGACCTGATTATCTTAGATGACTGTATAACTACCTCTAACGCTCACGAGCATGAGAAGCAGATTAACTGGCTGCAAAAAGAAGTTATTACCCGTCTGGGCAAAAACGGTAAGTTACTGGTAGTAGGAACCCGTATTGCTCCATCTGATTTTTATAAAGAACTCCGCGACCCTAAGCATTGGTCTGGTGGCAAGTCACCTTTTACATACATGGGTATGCCAGCAGTTCTTGACTATAGCGATAAGCCAGAAGACTGGACAACCCTCTGGCCTGCAAGTGATACACCCTGGGACGGGGATGAAGATACCCCACCTGATGAAGAAGGGTTATACCCTAAGTGGGATGGCGAAACGCTTTTCAAGCGTAGAAGCGAAGTAACCCCAGCAACATGGGCGCTTGTTTATCAACAAGAAGATGTAACTGAAGACTCTATCTTTCCACCTGAACTGGTGCAAGGTTCTATTAACGGCATGCGTAAGCGTGGCCCATTAAAGCCAGGTGCAACGGGACACCCGAACCAAGTTGAGGGCTACACCATCGTGGGCTTTGACCCCGCTATGGCGGGTAACGCTGCATTTGTGGCTATCACTTATAACAGGACTGATGGAAAGATTTATGTTCTAGAGTGTTTGAACATGCCAGAACCTACGCCACAAAAGATTAGGCAAGCCATTGAAGATTTTACGCTTCGGTACAGACCGCAAGAGTTCCGCGTTGAAATCAACGCCCACCAAAAAGCCTACTCCCTCGACGAGGAACTACGAACATGGCTCTCTTCACACGGCGTACGGCTTAATTCTCACTTTACAGGCAAGAACAAATGGGACACAAACTTCGGTGTGGCATCTATGTCGACACTCTTTGGCACTACTCGCGAGGGCAAGTTCCAAAAGAACAACATTATAGAATTACCTAGTACTGAAAACTCAGAAGGTATGAAGGCATTAGTCCAACAGTTAATTACTTGGAAACCTGATACCAGAGGTAAGACAGATACTGTTATGGCTTTGTGGTTTGCGGTTATCCGTGCCCGTGAGTTCATGCAGCAAAATAGCAATATCGCTAGGTACGCCAACAATCGTTGGGCTACTAGAGCGCAACAACATAAACGTACATCAATTAATCTAGATGATGCCGCATCTGAAATGTGGAATCATCAATACGGATAGGAAATAAATGCTTTCGATAGAGCAGATTTCAGCACGGGTTGCATCTCTTAAAGACCGTGCTGCAGAGCGTGATGCACGCCAGCAAGATGTTCTTGCTGTCCGTAAAGGGCAGATAGCAAGTGTTTACCCAGACTTCTTTCCGCAGGGTGTTGACGCTAACGTAGTTGCTAACTTTATTGACATTGTAGCCCGTGACCTATCTGAGGTTATGGCTCCATTGCCATCTGTTAACTGTTCTGCTGCTAATCAAGCAAACGACCGTGCTCGTAAGTTTGCGGACACACGTACTCGTATTGCTAATAATTATTTTGCAAACTCTGATTTGCAAGTACAGATGTACACAGGCGCAGACATGTACATCACATTTGGTTTCGTCCCTTTCATTATTGAATTAGACGAAGAAGCAGGGCTACCGCGTATTCGCGTAGAAAATCCAATAGGGGCT